GGGGCAGGTGATGACCAAAGCATCGGCAGAAGCGGGGGTGAGGATCACACCTCACCAGTACCGGCATCGGGCCGGTACCGATATGACTCGGGCCTACGGGCTGAAAGCCGCGCAGCAGTTGCTACGTCATGCCTCGTCGGCAACGACAGAGGTCTACTCACAGTTCGATGTCGAGGATCTACGGCCGTTGATGACGGGCGTCGAACTCGGGCAGGAGGGGCGGGCATGAGCCGAACGATCGGTGATTTGATGATGGACATTCTGAACGATCACGGCGTACTGACCGACGCTGAACCTCGCGAGATTCGGGCGGTCGTTCATGCCGGTTTGACCGAGCTGGCATCCAAAGGTGACCCGCTCGCCATCGTCGGGCTGAAAGCACTCAGGGGCGAGCTGTAGGGCCGATGGCAGGTGTCCCAGGTGGGGCACCTGCCAACCGGCTTAGGTCTAGCGATGGCGGGTTGTTGTCGTCGGTGTGCTCTTGGAGGTAGTCCTCGACCGCTTCGGGGTCCGACGCCAACTTCCGGGCACGAGACAGATCCATCGGTGAAAGACCTCTAACGCTCTCGTTAGAGGTCGGAGCGAGGTCGGTTCGTCCGGGTTGAGGCGGTGTGAGCGCTCCGATGCGGTTCGTTAGTCGCACCTTCGCGGCTTCTGCCTGTGCGAGCCCGTCGGTGGTCTTGATGCGAAACCCGACCACGCTCGGTCACCTTTTCTCGGCCTCCGACCGCTTCGGGGTCCGACGCCATCTTCCGAGAACGTTTCAAAGCGTCATCCGATAGCGAACTTCCGGCAACCGTGCCGGAAGTTAGATCAGTACGACGACCTTGCTGCCGAGGTGTCAGCGCCCCGAATCGAGCTTGCGAGCACGGGTGAGGGCGTTGCGATCAACTTCACTCACGGTTGAGCGAGGTTGGCGATCAGTTCGGTGTCAGACGCCAACTTGCGGGCACGCGACAGATGCATCGGAGGGAGGTCACTAACACGCTCGTTAGTGACTCTTTGTCGGCTGCCGTCGTTAGGCGTGGCTGGGGTCAGCGCACGGGGTGAGGGAGCTGCGATCCAAACTGCTCACGTTTGAGCTATTTGGATTGCGGTAGTTGTCCGAGGCCTGCCCTCGTGGCTGAGGCGGTGTGAGTGATCCGATACGCCGAGCGAGGCGAATTTTCGCTGCCTCAGCCTGAGCCAGCCCGTCGGTGGTCGGCGGGTTTGCGGGCGTTTTCAAGTTGCCGCTTGCTTAAGTCGCCCTCGCCGGTGCGAGTTAAGCTCATCTAGTCCGCGCTCAGCCAAAGAGTTTTGGAAGGTCCTCGGTCGATAGACCCCATCGGGCACTAGAAGGGAGCGCCCCATTCGTACAGCAACAAATCGAGGACTGGTCCGGCTGGTTCGCCTCTCGGGCGCAGCGAATCGACGTGATCCCTGGTGCGCATATCTAGAGGGCTGGCGTCATCGGCACGGATCCACTCGTTGTACCGGTCCACGTAGGTCTGCATCACTTCTGACTTCACGAGAGCATCGCGGGCGTCCATGTAGGCGTGGTAGAACGCTCTGTATTCAGCGACCTTGTCGGCCCACTCATCAGGGCTCACAACTGCTGCCCCGGATGAGCTTCAGAACCGGGCCGCAACCGGGACCGGCGAGCACGACCACGGGCCGCCTCCCGTTTCGTCTTCTCCGCATGGCAAGGACGAGCGTGGATAGCTGCCAGGTTCGACAGGGCATCGCTTCCACCCTCGGCCCGGTTGTGTACGTGGTCCACCTCGTCCGCAGAGGCACCACCGCACACGTAACAGACCCGGCCGTCACGACGCAGCACACGCTCACGGAGCGACCTCGGGATCGACCGCTTACCAGACCAGCTCACGACGAACGCCGCCAACGCTGGTTCGCTGCACCGCGGGCCTGAGTCGTCCTCGACTGGGATGCAGCACGCTCGTCCTCGTCCGGCAGTTTCAGTTGCTTGAGTAACGCACGCAGGATCGAGCGGTGTTGGCGCAGTTCTGCAATCAGCGGATTCATGACCGGCTGGCCTTTGTACCCCTCCACCATCATCGGAGCCGACGCCAGCTCGGATTCGAACCGATCGACCAGGCCCATCTCCCGGCACGCATCCTCCAGCACCCGAAGATCGTCGGCCCGGAGCTGATAAGTGGAAACGACTTTCTTCCAGAACTTCCGGGCTGCCGGCGTGAGGTTGTTTGGTGCTCTTTCATTCATGGAGAGCCTCCGAGTGGGTGCCAGGAAAATCAGCAAGCTCATGAACGACTGCTAAGCCGTCCGAGCGCTGTGTAGGGGTTTCGGGGGAAAGCCCCCAGGTGCTGCTGGCCGTGGCTGCTGCGGTGAGGGCTGTGGCGTAGGCGCGGCGGCGTTCGTTCCCTTCGATGAAGTGTCTCCAATCGTGGTCGATGGTTGTGAGTGCTCGATCGATGCTGTCGGCGTAGGCGGGGTTCCCGTTGCGGCGGGCGTCTTCGGCTGCGGTCAGTAGTTCTTTCCGCAGTGTGTTCCGCTCGTCTTGGGATCCGGTGACCTTGGCCGCTAGCTCGCCGAGGCCGTCGAGCTTTACGTTGGCACCGAGTTCGATGTCGAGCGTTCGTCGGTATCGCTTGAGTTTGGCGTTGAGTTCGGAGTGGGTGACCGGGTTCATTTGGCCCACCGTTCGAGCTGGGTGGCCATCTTGGTTTCGTGGGCTTCGATGGCGGGGTAGGTGACGGTGGCGATGTGGGTGGGGTCATAAAGCGACGGCTCCCACTGGTCATAGTTCTCGAGGATCGTTTCGATCGTGGGGGTGGGTGGTGTCCCGTTAGCTCTCTCCCATACGGCGGTGACTCGGAGTTCGATGTCGTCTCTGAGTGTTCGTCGTTCGAGTTGGGTGGTGCCGGTGGCGTTGTCGAGTGCCCAGCGGTGCACGTGGTCGGGCCGGCCGTACCGGTATTCGTTGACGTATGCCCGTTCGAGAGATGCAAACATGCCGTTCTGACGGAGTGTCGCTGCTGCTGTGTGGGTTCTCTCCCACATTTCGCCGGCAATTGATGCGGTGGCGAGGGTGTCTCCGAGGTTCGGCTTTTTGGCGGTGCGTGCTTTGATGGCGTCGGCTAGGGCGCCGTCGAGTTGGGTTTTCATCTGGTCGAACCATTTGGGTGCTTCGGTGTGGCAGAGTGCGCAGGCTTCGCGGTAGAGGCGAGCTTTTGTTTGGGATGCAGCGGTGTGGGCGGCGCTGTTGTAGCGGCGTCGGTCTTCTTCGGTGGCGAGCCATTCGATCAGCTGTTCGCTGGTCATGTCTCGTTCTGTGTCCTGGTCTCGTTCGGGTTGGATGTCGACGGCGCCGCTGCGTGCCTGTTTGGCTTCTTCCCAGGCGTCGACGAGCTTTTTGGGTGGTGTGATCCCGACGGTTTCGAGTGCTTGGATTGCTTCGGCTGGTCGGCCTGGGGTGCGGTTGAGTTGGGTGTCTCTGACCTTGTCGCCGTTGCGAATGATCTTGGCGTCCCGGTTGGGGTCGGTCCGGTAGGCGTGGAAGGTGACGTTGCGGGGGGTCGCTGGTGCGGTGTTCATGCTCATGGGGTTTGTCCTTTGGTCGGGTTCTCAGTAGCGGGATGGGAGCTTGATGCGGGCCGGGTCGGTTTCGAGTGCTTCGAGCCGTTTGGCTTCGTCGTGGATCGTTTCGCTGATGCCTCGTTTGAGTGCTTCGGCGGTTTCAGGGTCGGTGACGTGGTCGGCCACGAGTTGGCGTAGGTCGGCGTCGAAGACGATCGGGTCAACTTCGATGCGGTTGTTGTTGGTGGTCATGGGTCTGCTTTCTGTAGGTGGTTTGTTTCTCGGCCGTGGGTCGCCTTCGCATCCGTCTGGGGTAGCGGTTGACACCTGTCGACTTTGGCGGTGCAGGCTCCCGAACCCGAGGAGGTTGTTTCGGGCCGGCCGAGAAGATCTGTTGTTGGGTTCAGAACGGGGTGCAGGGTCACATAGGGTCACGTGTTCCGCTTTGCACCATGCGTGTGTGTATGTGTGGGGAACCGGACTATGTGACCCTATGTGACCCTGATGGGGTCTGACCTGGGGATATGCAAACTCACTCGCCACGGCTAATGCCTTTCCAAAGACGTTGACCGTTGCTTTTGCCGGCCTCGATACCTCGAAGCTGGAGTTCTTTGGCGAGTGCTTTGGGTGAGAGTGGTTGGACCCCTTCGGCGTGGCACCAGTCCCGGTAGTCGTTACCGATGATCGAGCGGGCTTGGGTCCCGTAGCCGGGTGTGAGTTCCCATCCTTTGTCGTCGCAGAACCGCGAGAACCAATCCTGTTCAGCTCGGTAGAGGCGGGTGGCCTGTTCGACGGCTGGGGGTGGTGTCAGACCGTGTTGTTGCCACTTGGCGCAACCTTCGACGGCCCATGCGAGGATGCCGGGAAGTTCCGTCTTGAGTTTGTCGGCTAGGTGCGGGTCCCGATCTTCTGGTGGGATCACAACATCGAAGGGGATGACACGGATTCGCCGCCATATCGCGTGGTCTGATCCGCTGATGCGAGGGAGTGCGTTGCAACCGACCCACAGCTTGTGGGTGGGGTCGAAGCTCCAATAGTCCTCGCGCATTCTGCGGGCGGTGATCTGGTCGCCACCCGTGAGCTGCTTGATCTGGGCCTCGGCTAGCTTGGCTCCGAGTTCGGTTTCGACTGCTGCGGCCATGCGTGCCCGGTAGAGCCGTGTCATCGAGGTTGGGTGCGGCTCGTGCCGGGTCTGCACCAGAAGGTCTTTGGGTGCGGTGACGCCGTAGTCTCCAAGTGTTTGCAGCATTGCACCGATGAGCGTGGATTTGCCGTTTGCGCCTCCACCGGTTGCGATCAGCAACACCTGTTCGCTCACGTCGCCGGTGAGGGTGTAGCCGATGCTGCGTTGCACATAGTCACGCACCTCCGCATCGGGGAGGATCTCGCGTAGGAACTTGTGGAAGACGGGCGCGGCTGGTTCTGGTTCCCATCGGGTCCCTGACATCTGCGTGTTGAGGTCTTCGGGGTTGTGTGGCCGCAACGTGCCCGCTCGAAGGTTGAGGGTTCCGTTTTCGACGTTCAGCGCCCAACGATCGCAGTCGAGCACGTCCGGTGTGATGGCGATACCTGGGAGCGTCCGAGCGAGTTTGACGCTCGCGCCGAGCGATGCGGCTGATTCGCTCCGTGTGGCCCACCTGACGTGTTTGTCACGGTCCCCGCCTGAGAGGTCCGGTACTTGCGCCCAGAGCTTGCGTGGGACGTCTGCAGCGAGGTCAGTGACTCTGAGGTCACCAGTGTCGATCACGAACCGTGTCTCGTCCCACACGATCCACTGACCCCACTCGGGCACATAGCGGAGGTGTTCGCCGTGTTGTGCGATGAGCCGGTGCGCGTTGCCGAGGTCGGTGAGGTGGTGCCCATCATGCCCGGTTGGTTCTGATGCTGGCGGGCTGGGTCGTTCCCCGAGCTCGTCGTCAATGAGCGCGCCGAGGTCTTCGGTTGTGTGTCCAGCGGCGAGGTAGTCATCGAGGCCGGTTTTGCCGTCGCCGCCGTCGGGGAGGTGGCAGTATCGAACGTTCGCACCCCGGTTGGTCAGTAGTTGAGCGAGGCGAGTCAGCGCGTCATACACACTGACTTTGGTCGCTGAGTCTGAATCGAAGGCAAGGATGACGTTGCGGTCATTCCATGCGATCTGCTCGAAGGCAGCAAGCGCCGTCTTCCCGCCCTTGCTGTTGGTTCCGCGCCATCCCCATACTCCCAGTAGTGCGATGCAGTTCAGGCCGGCCGATACCGCAGCGTCGGCCTTGAGAGGTCCTTCGGTGATCCACAGGTCAACGGTTGGGTCATCGAGGTTGGGTGCGGTCGCTGGTGGCACGTCGAGCATGACGGGCCGGCCGGGGCGGTTCTCGTATTTGAGTTTGCGGCCGTCTCTGGTTCGGGGGTTGTCTGGCCTGTATTGAAAGCCGATCACCTGTTGGTCGACACCGTGGAGCGGGATGAGGATTCCCGGTACTCGCCGCTGCGCAGGTGTGAAGTCAACGCGTTCGAGTTGGGCTTTGTCGAACACTTCGAGGTAGCCGCGTTGCTCGGCCACGTCGGGGACGATGGCGCGGTCGGTAAGGATCGATTTGTGATCGGATGCCCATGCGGTTCCCCACGTCGGTCTGGTCGAGGTCATTGGCTGGCCTCCCACGATCCGATCACGCACTGCGGGCAGGCGAGACTGATGTCAACAACACGGAGACGGTTAGCTCCGGTGTGATACCCCATCTGGCCCTCAGCGAAGAGGACTCGCAGTGATTCCCGGTCGGCGTATTCAACTACGCCGTGGCCGAACTGCTCATCGAGCACGATCTGTCCAGCGGCGATCATCGGCCGTCTCTCATCACGATGTCGGTTGCCGCGTCGAAGACGGGCCCGGGCACGTAGCGGCCTTCACACGCCGCGTCCTGCACCGATAGCGCCCAGTCAAGACGTCGTTGCGCTAGGTCGTCGTCGGCTATGCTGTCGGTAGTTGTTGAGTTTGATGAACTCTTGGGGAGTGCCGCCCGGTCGAGGGGCGGCATTTCTCGTTCTCGGGAGTTAGGCACTGGCGGCCTCCGAGTCGGTGCGGAGTAGCGCTGCGATCCGACGAAGCATGGACTCGTCGTTGATGCCTGCCGGCAGGCCCTGCGAAGCGCGAGACGCTTCTGCTTCTGCCCGGTAGAGCGCGGTGGGTTCAAGGTTTAGATCGATCCGCCATTGCTGGCCGATCTTCACCGCTTCGAGTTCGCCTGATTTGATGAGTCGGTAGACGGTGTCGATCGACACTTTCCATTTGCGGGCAAATGCGGTCGGGGTACCGATGTCGGGTGAGGTGGTAGACAATTGCGTCAACCTTTCGAGCAGGAACCCTTCGCTGTTCAAAGCGGTCAAGGTTCGGACTGTTCTCGAATCAGCTGCGACTACCGCCTGGGTGTCGTCCCGGCCCACCTGGAGCGCTTGGGGGATTCAGTGCTGCTTGCTGTCGTAGCCCTCCTGGGGCGCTCTCGGCGTGGTTCGTCAGTTAACGAACCGGCAACAGCATGCAACCTACACCGGCGCTGCACGCTGCTGCGGTTATATGCGCCAAGAAAGTTTGATGCGGTCTGTCATCGCCTTGTTCCGCGGTCCCCGGGCATCGGAAGCACCGATTGTGATGGCATCGAAAATCCACCCGATCATCGCCCGACGGTCTTCAAGAGGCAACGTCTCAAAGTTCTCGACATCGACCGTGGCTGATCGGGGCTCAGTTTGAGCGATCATCTCTGCTTCACCCAGTCGTTGCCGGATTCCCTCGGATGCCTGCTTCCACTCCGACACGGTGAGGTCACCAGCGCCGTACATGCGTGCCAAGTCATCTAGCTCTGCTTGGAGCTGATCGAGTTGCACAGTGCTGTCGGGGGCGGCACCGACGCTCGGCAGGTCAGATTGCTTCAGCGTTTGCACGATCGCCTTGGTCACCCAGTCATCGACCGTCTCCCCGTCGATGCTGAGCCGATTGCAGGTCTGGTGGCCGGATCGGGGTCCGCAGGTGTAGCGGATCTTGCCGTCCTTGTGTCGCCTGGTCGATTTCATCGGCGCATCGCAATTGCCACAGCGGATGATTCCCGATAGCAGGTATTTCACTGCGGTCGAGTGTTGGTACTTGGCTTTGGATGGGTCGTTCAGGATCCGGCGTACTTCGGTCCACTTATCGCGGTCGAGAATCGGCTCCCAATCGCCTTCGACAAACGCACCCTCGATCTCAACTAGTGCGGCGATCGTCGGCCTTATGAGCATCCGCTTCATGGTCACCGTCTCCCACTTGTGCGCTCCGTTAGCGGTGGGTACGCCCGCTTCGGTGAGTTCGGTGCAGATCGAGTAGATCCCTCGGCCCTCGATCACCTTCTGAGCGCTCTGACGGATGATTTCGGCGCGGTCGGGGTCGATGGAGTGGTCGGCGTTGTAGCCGTAGGGAGGTCGGCCAACAGGGAAGTTGCGATCAGCGGCGCGCTTGGCGTGCCAGTCCTTGATTCGTTCGGACTTGATACCGGATTCGAGTTCAGCGAACACCTGCGAGATTTGGAGCATGGCCCGCCCAATCGCCGTTGAGGTATCGAACTGTTCGGACACTGAAACGAACTCACAACCGGAGTCTTCGAGCTGGCCCCATAGCCCCGCGAAGTCGGCCACGGAGCGAGCGAGGCGGTCGAGTCGGTAGACAACTACCGCGGTGACGACGCCGGCCCTCACATCGGCCATGAGCCGTTCTAGCTCGGGTCGTTCGACAGGGGCGGAGGTCTTGCGGCCGTTCTTGGTCTTGCGGCGGTAGGCACTGCGGCCCTTGTCGACGTAGAGCCCATGCAGCGGCCAGCCTCGGTTGTCGACGTACTGGCGGCATCGTTCCTCTTGAATCTCGGTCGATAACTGCTCTTCGCGGTCTTTGGAGATTCGGATGTAAACCGCTGCGTTGGGTGCAGACTTGGCGGATGAGCGTGCACGGGACATGGGATGACCCTAGTATGACTAACTGGTGACAGTCGGCATCCCTAGGGTCATGCCTTTGTAGGTCGGTTGGCACCATCCCCACAACGGGGAAACTCCGGCGCTGGTGATCGCCAGCCCGGAGCGTGACCAACACCCTTGGAGGTGTCGATATGACCATTGAACCAAACCAACTCGTGGCCGACCACGTAGCCAAACATCAGACCGAGATTCGAGAGACGGTAGCGAAGGCGTACGCCGCGCTCGATGCGCTCTTTGAGATCGCTAGCGCCATGTGTGACAGCAAGGGGATCTACCGATCACCAGAAGACCTCATCGATGAAGAGGCGACGGCGCGGCTGTTTCGGGCGCTCGGATACGACCACCTCGAAGCAGTGTTCGAGACACTCCCACACCTCACCCTGACGGCGCTCCACGGCACACCGATGAAAGGTGAGGTGTTGACCAACGATGAGGCGCTAGAACGACGGTGGATGGCCGAGGGGCGTTGCCATGACGTCTGGGCGCATACCGATGCGACCCCGGAGCACATGGTCGAACTGTTCCAGCGGTTCGCGCACCTGCAGGGCTGGTGGGACGCTCCCGTAGTCGTCAGGTCCGAGCCTGTGCCCTACCGGCTCCACGGGCACACTCCGATAGATGACGTGTCCCGATGAGCGCCGGGTCGTTAGGCAGGCTCTCAGAGGCTCATGCGTCGTGGTTGGAACTGTCGCTCGCAGCGGGGTTGTTCTCACAACGCACCGTGTACGTGTACCGGTACGGCGCTAAGTCGTTCATCGAGTCACAAGGTGACCTGCTGGTGGAAGACGTCACCCGGCTACACGCCAAACGTTGGCTTCTCGAAGCTCGGGGGCTAGCGCCATCGACGATCACCTGTCGGATAGCTTCGCTCAACTCGTTCTATGACGAATTGCTCTTCGAGGACCTGATCGAGTTCAACCCGTTCGCCAAGCTTCGGCGACCGAAACAGCGCAGGGGTCAGCCAAGGCCGGCACCGGTCGAAGCGACACGTCACCTGCTCGCAGCGGCAGCACCTCGTGAACGAACAATGATCGCTCTGGCGGTCATGCTCGGGTTACGCCGTTTCGAGATAGCCAAGCTGGCCGTCGCTGATTTCGACTTCGACACGATGCGGCTTTCACTGGTTGGTAAGGGCAACAAACCGGCCGTGTTGCCGATCACTGTTGAGCTAGCCGAGATTGTCGAAGAGTGGATCGACTACGCCGGGTTGCAACCGGGCGGGTGGCTGTTCCCGTCGAAGAAAGGCGGGCACCTGGTCGCAATGTATGTGGGGCAGGTGATGACCAAAGCATCGGCAGAAGCGGGGGTGAGGATCACACCTCACCAGTACCGGCATCGGGCCGGTACCGATATGACTCGGGCCTACGGGCTGAAAGCCGCGCAGCAGTTGCT